GATAGAGGACGCACATAGATACAAGGAATGATTTCAGCCCATTCCGAAACTTCGATCTGTTTGCGTTCGCGCCCAGACCGTAGCTCCATTAGTTTCTTTCCTAGACTCATAAATTACCTTTTTAAACTGTTGTTTCTGTCAAAGCACCTGTGCCTTGTGCAGAAAATGAAACTTCAACATTCCCATCATAAGACGCGGTTGTTGAAACAGATGTAACGATAGCAGAACCAGAGTAATAAGTTGCTCCGGCTCCTGTTCCTTCTGGATAAAGTTCGAAATCTACCTCAGTAGAAACATCGATTGCTCCTTGTCCAGTCGTATCGGTTTCATCCCAATAGCAATCCATTGAGATCGTGAAAGTTTTAAGAGAACTTGTATACGTGCGGTTTGCATCGCCCATAGTTGTTGTTTCAATCGTATCAGCAGATTGTTCCAATGTGTATGAGCGAACTTCAGCGACTTGAGCAACCGAGCCACCACTTGCGGCGAACTTCACGATGCCCTCTGAACCAGTATGTGTTGCCATTTGAGTATCTCCTTTGGCTTAGTGTGCCGTTAGGCGTTTCGTGAGGCTAGGTTGCGCCTCTAGTAAAATTATACATGACCTGAACTGTCACGATAATCCCACCGACTGGCGCTATTGCACCTTGGTCAGTCTCTATTGAAACGATTTGCGTATCGAGCGCATTGCCGTTTCTTGTCCTATCTGCATCGAGGGCTTCTTCGATTGTTTCAATTAGATTGTTTCTAGCTGTATCAATCGTCGTTGCTTTTACATAGCCTATAACTTGATATGTAATTGTACCTTCTCTTGTAATTCTTGAATCACCAATCGTTGCGTCAACTCTATCTTCGCTTGTTGTTTGTAAAAAAATGGCAGGAAACTGTGCATTTGATAACTCATTAAAATCAAATGGCTCCCTAGTCACAAACTTAGGCGCTACTGGCGTTGTTGCACCTTGCAGTGTGCTGACGATATTATTTGCAATACTTTCTCGCTTGCTCATCTAAACAACTCCTTTCTAAAAAAGGCGCCAAGGTTGTTGATTTCTTTTTTATTAAACTCGAAAAACTTACGTTTCCGATTATTCCAAAATGCTTTTGCGGATGCCTGTGGATTAGTAAATCCCAGCCGTGTTCTATGATTAACAGGTTTTGTTGCCATCATTGCTCCAGTCATCTCACCAGTAACATTAAGGTCAACTACTCCTTTCCAATCTTTAACATATTTAGACTTCCAAAGTTCATAGTCAGGCGAATATTTATCAAATCTACCGTCAGTACCAATTCCTTTTTCGGTGCGATCTAAAATTACATTTATGCCTTGCTGTGCTGTCTTGTATAAGGCTTTGTCTATTTCTTTTGGCATATCTTTAAGGGTGCGCTTAATGAAAGCTTGTAGCCCTTTAGAATCAATTTTGACAGTAACAGTCATCTAGTTAATCTACCTGTAAACGTCAAATCTTTTTCTGAGTCTTGTATTATGCCGTCTTCGTTGAAATCGTATTCAACGCCATCTCGAAATACCGATTCAATTTCTTGTAAATGTAAATCTCGATAAAAGGTAATCATTTCACGAAATCTGTCACCATCAACCCAATTGGTCAGCTGGGGTAGTGCATATTTCCATAAAACGAGATAGGCGTTTGCTTTAGCCCATTGCGTTTCTGTTAGTAACGCACTGTTCATTTCGCCTTTATAACCAGTGCGAGGCCACCACCTTGTACGAATCTCACGCTTGATATCGGCTTCTGCTTTTGCATGTTCGTCAGCAAATGAGTCAATGCCTAGATCAAGAATGTCAGGAACGATAAGAACTAAATCTGAATCTGTTGAAAATGCCATTACCACTTCACCTTATCTGCCCAGTACGCACCTGAGAAAACGCCTTTAGCGATGTTCTTAGCATGACGCGCTTTAAACGATCTACGCTTTGCTTTGGCCGCTTGACTTTCGCCTTTTCTTGGCGGTGCTGTTTTAGCGCCTTGCTGACCAAACCTAATTAAACGAACCTTGTCACCTTTTTTCGCTAGAACTGCATGGCTTTTAGTTGGATGTTTCGGAGTTCTTTTAGGCTTGTTATAACCTGTAAACCGATTTCCTCGATAGGTAATTGCCATAAAACCTCCTAGTAGAGAAAACCCCGCACTAGGCGGGGCATCTCGTCAGACTTTACAGTCCTGCGTCGAAGTACATCTCAACACCGTAAGCATCGTCTAGCTCACCTACGCCATAGATGGCAGTAGCGTTTAGCTCGAAACCACGGTTAGATGCGTCACGCTCTGGCTCGAGGTTGAAGTCACGCTTCATAGCCATTGCCATTGCTTCTGGAGCAAAAACTAAGCCTTTTGCATCACCTGTACCATCGACAGTAATATTGGCCGACTCGAAAATGTCGATACCAGCGATTGTGCCGACGTAGCCTGTGCGCATAGCTTCGTTCTGCAAGTCACCACCATTAGGGTTTACACCCGATGCAGTTAAACTAGCTTTGAGCGCATATGCTTGATAAGGATGGAATACACCCACAATGCGACCAGGAGCTTTGTTGGCTTTCAAAATAGCCGCCGCTTGGAACAAGTAAGCCGCTGTCAGTTCGACAGTAGTACCACCCAATGAAGTTGAGAAGCCATCGAATAATCCGATGACATCTGTATCCATTTTAGTCGCGATTGCATTACCGAGAACAGTTCCCAGCTCATCAGCTGGATTTCCTGCACCCATTGTTGCCAGATCAGTCAGGAACACCTGAGCACCAACCTCTGCAACAGTAATAGGAACTGATGTGGTTGACACTGTTGTGGACGTCATGTCTGTACCTTCAGTCAAGTCAGCCGCCGCTACTGCTGGGTACTTTGGTACCTGAATAGTTGTGCCTGCTTGCGCCTCGATATTGTATACCGTGACTAGGTTACGCATGATTGATTGCTCCTCGGCAGTAAACCGAGCCTGAGCGACGATATTGACGAACAGATCGTCAAGTGTGGTTGTAGTAGATGCGGCCATGATGCCTCTCCTTTACAGAATAAATTTACAAACGATTATCGTTTGCCCTTCATTGCGGCAAACGCTTGGCGGCCTCCGGTTTCCCAGTTGGCTACCATATCTGCCACAGATAAAGGCTTCTGCGTCGAGCCACCTGCCGCACCCTGCGATCCAACACCACTAGGTGATGCTTTCACGAAATGTGGGTTAGCAGTTAAAAATTCAGAAACCAATTCATTAACAGAGAGTTGGCTTCCAGAGTCATTATACCTCACAGTTCCGTCATTATCCAAAACCTCGACAGAACCATCTTCAGCAAGGCGTGTTTTGTTCTTCAACAAAGCAACAACTTGATCTGGACTAACTGCACCATGCTGACTTGCGGCATTGATTAGCGCACCATCAACTTGAATCTCTTGCAGTTTGGTCTTGTATTGATTTATTTCACTGTCTTTCTTTTCTGCGAGTTGCTGTAAGACCTTCTCGAACTCACCTTTTTCTTTTTGTCTTTCAATTTCTGCATTTTGTTTTTCTTCGAGTAGCTTCCTCGCTTCATCGAGATCAACTCCTTCCATTTTCTTTTCGTACTTCTTACGTTCCCGGGCTAGTCTTTGCTCAATAATCGTTTCTAGCTCAGATTGTGTAAATGTCTTTGCAGACGCTTCAGTTGTTTCGGCCTGTTGCTCAACTGGTTGTTGTTCCATTGATGCTCCATCGGCCATGATTTCATCGCTCATGTTACGAACCTCTTATGAGTTAACTATTTGGATGGCTTCCTCCATCCGGTTTTTCGCAAAGTCCCGTAGACGTAACGAGCGCAACGCTCTCTACTATAACCACGAGTTTTACAAATCTTCTTCAGTTTCCGTTCCAGTTTCATTGGCATCTTTCTTCACCTTCAGTTTCATACCGTTAGGTAAAACAATTTTGACTGAATCAAACCCTTGTTCTTGCAAATATGTTTCTGCATTTGCCAAAGCAGTATCAAGATCATTTGTTTCAAGACGAATTAAACGATCATCATCTATTACTTTTTTGTTCTGCATAATCTGGCCTCTCAAAGCCCATTTTTGATGGCCTTCGTCAAACTTTAGATAGAATTTTTTGTAGTCACGCATATTTAACCCTCGGTTGCAAATACTGGTCGCCAGTGGTGTCGGCAGTTATACCCGCCTCTAACAATGAATGGGTCGCCTGCTGATTTACCTGCCCATGAATTATTAGCCCACATTTCTCGTATTTCTTCTTCGGTATAAGTTTTGCCCGCATGTCTTTCACACCATTCACGGGTATCGCGAATAACCGAACCGTAGTATTTCCATTCTGTCGCGCCAACTTCACGCCCTGCCGCGACATTGACCGAAGCGTCAAACTGCATCACTGAGTCGTGAACCATTTGCGTTGCATATTTCCGCATATTATTGCCGACCCTATCAGCGGCATAGATCTGATGAAGTTGTCGTATTGCTTCTTGCGCGCCCGCTGTACCGGAGTTCGCAATATCAACCAGTCGTGCAACCTCTGCTTGATCCGACTGAATATATACCCCATTAATTGATTGTCTGAGGTTCTTAATCGCTTCTGATCTCGGGCGACCGACAAGCGTGCTTTGATATAAGTCATTGGCGAGTTGGTCTGTGAACGTAACTGCGATATCTTCAAAACCTTGAAACGATATACGTTGAAGATTGGAAATGATCTCTGGGGCAACGCCAGTAAAGGTATCGTATTCGTTGAACATGTCTTCGATGCTACTAAGGACAGTTGCGTATTCCCTGACAATTGAGTCAACTTCTGTGAGATACGTTTCTCGAAAGATTTGCTCGATATCAGGCCTAGCCTGCACCGACCAAGCCAAATCGAACAATTGCCCTTCTGTCGTTGGCGCATTAGTGGCATAGTCAGCTAACCTATCTTCGAGTTGCTGTAATGAATTTAATAGACGTTGTTCATGCGTATCTGTAAGACGCTCTACTATTCTTGCATGATCAGTATCGGCCGCCATTATTAACCTTCAGGGGTATTGAAGTTTCCAAGCGTTCTAGCTGAATCAATTTCTTCATGCGCTTGATGCAATAATTCATCATCGAGAATTAAGTCAACAATTTGTTTATCTACCTCCCGCATAAATGTTGGCGATTGAACTCCAGAAGCCCTAGCTTGTTGTAAAAATTGCAGTTCGTTTGGATAGTCACGAATATCGAATGAATCAGCGTAATTAACTTCAACGTCTGGCGTAATACCTTGCCAGATTGCGACATAGAACCACATCTGCTCCTCTGCTAACTGAAGCAAGTCAGCCTTTTCAGCCAAGCGAGCATTAAGCAATTGAAACTCAGTCTGTAACGCAATACCTGAAGCCTTCACAGCATCAGTTCCGCGCACTGCTCCAAGATGCGCCATTCTATTAATGGTTTCAGTCTTACGGCTAATGCTATCCATTACAGCAGAAAGGTTGCCGCCATTAGGCTGAAGCAAAAAAGGTCTAAGACTTGGCTCCATTTCCTCAGGCATATTAACGATGCCGCCTGCTCCTGCTGACGCATCTGTATCATATGACTTGACTAATGTTGGATGGTTACTAATCCGAATCAACTGTTCAATTTCAGATAGCTCTTGATAGATAGCTTTTTGCATCAAAGCGATATCGCCAATGTCAGACTTGCCGATTCCTTTGGTAACAGTCCTAGCGGCAGGCAAATGCACAGCGGGAATCATGCCAATCGGATTGTCTACTGACTCAATAAGTCGCTCTGTATCGTTGTTAACCTCATAAAGCTCAACAGTGTCTTCAGTCCAAATGCGGAAATGCACAACAGACTCAGTGGCAGTTTCCCGGATAATTGCTTCACGCACTTTAAGATAGACCAGTTTGTGCCGACCAGATGTCGTGCGTTCCCATCGCCAATCAAAGACATTCTCAGGTGTGTACAAGTTAAAGTATGGACGGATGCCTTGATCGAGTTCTTCTGCGCGTGTTCCTGCGTTGCTAGCAGGTTTATCGACAATGATCCAAACGTGACCATACACCGACGACCATATTTGTGCTTCTTTCATAAATGAATCAAGAGAACGACCATCTAAATCAGCGTCACGCATCATAGGTAGCAAAGCTGGAGAACCATCCAAACTGTTGTACTGGCGTGTCGGTGGATTGCGCCACAAGAAAGATGAATAGATGTGAACCACATTAGCGCAGTGATTATCAATCGGTGTTAAGTCTAATCGTCTGGCAAACTCGTTTTTATCTTCATTTAGATATTTAACAAGGTATTCACCGTCCTTGTAGTGTTCGCCACCTAGATATGATCGCAGGTGGAATTCCCACTGATCCTGATAGTCGTCATAGTCTGGATGGGTGTAGGTAATTTCTTGCGACACGATTAAGTCCACCTAGTCGGTTGGGGTATGTCATATTGTCTCTTAATAGGATACAGGAAATCAATGAGATAGCCCAAAGCATCATTCATGTGGTCAAAACCTGAATCTTTATCTGGTTGACTTGTACCTTCTTTGTAGGTCTGACGCTCTAATGATTTAATGACCTGCTTACACTTAGGATCGATTATCAGGTGTCTTTTTCCGTCTGCTGACTTAAGTCTTGCGTTAACTGAGTTGATCCTGTCTCTAATGGCTGAGTGACGCTCTCTGACTTTGACGGTAAATCCTGCGTTTTGCAAAATGCTGAGGTCTGTTCGTCCCCCTGCGCTTGTTTTTCTTTGTCTTGCGGCTGGGTCTGGGTAAATGCAAATCTGCTTCTGTGCGTACCTCGTCTTGATCTCATCTACCATTTCATCCGTGTTTGATCCAAATATTACGATCTCATCTATGATCTTGATAATGCCGCCTTCACGCACTGATACAACCGCAGACATCGGGTCGAGGTTAAAGTCCATTCCGATATGTAGCATTTGGTCGGGTTCAATATGACTTTTAGCCACTGATTCTTCACGACTGAAGTTGTAGTAGATGATTCCTGAGTAGTTGACGAACTGCGCATTGTATTCTTGATTGAATGTTCTTTCATCCAAATCTCGTTTCGCCGCTTCCACTTCTTCATCATCAACTTGCCCTCCGTCTAATGTAGTAAACTGAAATGACCGCCAATCGGTTAATTCATCAGCGCCTTGTGTCCATAAATCGTAAAAGTGATTTCTTCCCTTTGGAGTACCTATGAAGATGCAACTTCCCTTGCGATCCGATAATGAAGGCCTGATAACTTCATACCAAGTTTCTGGTCGCATATCAGCAAACTCATCTAACACAACAAAGTCTAAAGCGCGACCTCGCAAATTATCGGCTTTTTCTGCACCCTTTAAGCTAATCGTTGATCCATTAATCAGGGTAACGCTTAACGATGATTCGTTTGTTTTGCGTATGTATTCTTTTGGCAATGAATTGAGAAGCATATCCCATGCAATCTCTTTAGCGGCTTTGTAGGTAGGAGCGACATACCAGACGTTTCGATCTTTTCCTTGTATCGCTTGGATAATTAGCTCGGTAGTTGATAAAAACGTTTTACCGAACCGTCTACCTGCAACGACAACACGGAACCGATCTTTACTGTGAAATATTTTGCTTTGTGGTTTAGTTAGATGCATGAGTGTGAACTACAAATGAAGGTATCTCTTGACTAGCTTGATTGTCCTCTCGCCATCCAGCCTGTGTTTTTAGATAAAAAATGGCCGCAGACACATTACCTTTTCTTGCTTGTGCGATAAGATTTGAAGCAACTCCTGCAATAGCTTTACCCCTACCTTTTTGATAAGCCTGAAAAACTTCTGTTTGTCGTTCTTCAACTGCACGAAAAGTGTTCTCGTCGATACCAAAATAATCAGCAATTTGTTTCTTAGACAAGACAGCGGCCAGTGCTTCAACTTGCGCTACTTGTCCTTCGTCAAATACGACTTTTGGACGACCACCTCCTTCACCTTGTTTACCACGTTTCATTTCTTAAATTCCTCTGAAATGATCATAGGGCAAGTATGTTTCCACTTAACCATGTGATGTAAACGTCTATTAATTACACCCATCTCGGTAATTTTTACGCAAGATGGCGCGTACATAACTGAATAAAAACTTTTTATATAAGTGCCTAAATCAAGGTAAATATCTGTCAAGCCACCTGTATTTGCCTGTGTTTGCTTTTGCTCTAACCGTATGCGCGGAACTGTTATGAATAAGTTACCCCGCAATCCAAGTTCGGTATAAGCATTAACGTCTTCATTGATACGACCCATAAACTTAAATGGCTTGTCTACGTCACAGAAAAACGAGTTCATAACTTTTCGGCTGAACTGACCATCTCTGTGCAGTTTCGCAACCTTTGAGCCCTCGCCGCCAATAAAGTCACCGCCCTGTGACATCGCAATAGTCTTTGCACCACTCTGTATGTAGAACTCGAGCATTGCTTCAATTACTACGTCGAGGTTCTTAATCGCAATTTGTTTTGTGATGTAGTTTCGCTGATTATCAAACGTATAACGAAAACCACCGTAGTCATCATCAAGCTGTAAAAAATATTGTATGCCTAACTCTTTTGCTACGACAAAATTGTAGTTACGAGCGAATACAACAGAATTACGTTTACCAAAGTTGTCACCTGAATCGGTCATATCGATCGCATCTTGCTTACTAAATACAATGACTTGATCTTTGTAACGCTTCTTGTACTCGTCTACCTGCTTGTCTTCATCGTCAACCATTAGATAGATATGTCCCGTGTACCCCTGCTTCCTCAGAGTGTTGTACGTAACGACATTATTTGCTCGCCCATGGGTTAGGATAAATACAGCAAAGTCTTTTCTATTCTTCATCGTCATCGGACTCTGGATAATCGACCAAGTACTGCTCTGAAATCTTTTCTGACAAAACGACGTACCCATTTTCTATCGCTTTTTCAAAATCGATAATTACAAGGGCGTTATCTTCCATGAGCTCTTGGCACTCTTGCGATGAATGCGCGTAGTAGTTCGCTATCAATTCAAAGTTGAGAACGGTATGACGACCTGCCGCTAACATTAAGAAGTCTTTTTCTTCTTGTGGCAGGTTGGATTCTTTAATTTTTTCAACTAAATCAAATGTTTTGCTATCGTCATAAAGGTCTTTGACATCGGGTTTATCCCCCTGGGGTTCGTATATTGGTATGTCGACCTTCTTTGTATAAGCGTTTTCGTCGAATTGATTGTCATCGCCTAATAATTCAATCAGTTCTTTCTCATCGAACCCTAATAAATCGATGGAAAAATCCAATTCTTGCAAATGTTGTATTTCGGCTTGCAGTAATTCGAAATCCCAACCTGCGTTCATTGCTAATTTGTTGTCTGCGATAACGTAGGCTTTACGCTGTGCGTCTGTAAGACCTTCCAACGTAATTACTGGTACTTCAGTAAGGGTTAATTTTTTTGCGGCTTGTAGGCGACCATGCCCTGCGATGATCGTATTTTCTTCATCGACTAGAATTGGGTTAGTAAAGCCGAACTCTTTGATGCTAGCGGCAACTTGTGTAACTTGCTGATCGCTATGTGTGCGAGAGTTGTTCGCGTAAGGAATAATTTCGTCGACACTTACGTATCGCACTTCTAAATTGTTTGACATTGCTCCACCTGATTACCTGTCAGTCAGTGAACTAATTATACCCTAGAAAATCGTTTAGGAAGTGGGTAATAGATCGCAAAGTATGAACCTTTTGTGCTGATTTTCCGTACGTGAAATCTTCCCCCAATCTGACAAACCTTCCACGGGATACGTT